AAATTTATTATTATCAAAATTATGTATAGAATCAACTGTTGCAACACCAAAAATTGTTGCATCTCCAAGTGAAGAAATTACAACATTGTTTGCATTTGAAAAAGATGAAGCTTTTATATTACCACTTGAACTTATATTACCTGATGCTGTTATATTGGAAGCCGAAATAAAACCAGATACTTCTAATCCAGTTGCTTGAGTTAAATCCCCTATTAAAGTTGATGTTTGTATATGCCCACTTGAACTTAAATTACCACCACTTATAGTTATATCTTCTGCTGTTAAAGTACCATCACCATCTGATGTTAGAATTTTATTTGCTCCATCATTTGTAATAACTTCAGTTAAGTCTAAGGTTAAAGTTCTAGCTGAAGTACCATTAAAATTTACGGCATTTCCACTTAAATCTACTCCTGTACCAACAGTTAATGCATTAGAAAAACCATTAGTAGCTGTTGTAGCTGTTGTAGCTGTTAAAGCATGTGATGCAGATTCTGCATATGAAGATGATACTTCTAATGTTATTTCATGTGATGCAGATACCGCAAATAAAGCATGTGAAGCTGTTATTGCATTTGAAGATGTAATTTCAGGTAAGGAAGTTACTAAAGATCCAGTACCGTCTGTTATTTGACCACTACTAGATATTTGTAAGACTCTTTGATAAGTGTCTTGTATATTTCGACCTGTAAAATCGTTTGGTCCTGCCATCTATAACCTTTTTATTTCTTTTTTTCAAGAACTCTTAATACACCATTTATAACTTTACTTGTATTTTTTATGGTATTTTCTTGTAAATACGTTGCTACTATATTATTTAGTTCATTTCGTTTAAATGAAATATTATCTACGTTTATATCTTCTTTTACTAAAAGTTTAAATAAATTTATAACATGTTGTTTTTCAGTAAGTGTAGGTTTTTCATTTTTAACTTTAACTTTAACTTTTGTTTCTACTATAGGCTTTTTAGTTTGTTGAGATTTTACTTCAACAGTTACTTTTTTACTTACGTCTACTTCAAAATCACTTTCCCAGGGAGTAAAATAAGTATCTTCAGCAATTACTTCTAAACGAATGTTACCTGTTGTGTTTTCATCTATAAGACCTTTTAATTTTCTTATGGGAATTTTACATTTTCCTTTAGAATTAATATTACCTTTAAAAAGTAAAGAATAATCTGATGTTTCTACTACTAACCTTGCTGTTGATTTACTTAAACTAGCTCCCTCTAACTTAATATCACACTCAAAGAGCTCTGATTTATCAGTAAATAATTTATACATAATACAGATTTTATTATAAATATAAAGTGAATACTAAAACTTGATGTTTTCTGTTATTACTTCTATACCTAATACTTTTTCAGCTAATAATTTAATGTCTGAAATTTTTATTTTATAATTTTGAATTTCTTTTTCTTCTTTAATTGTTTTTCCTTGAACTTTACAAATAAGCTTTATTAATTTTTTTCTTTTTTTATCATCAAATTTAGTATATGGCATGTCTTCTGCCATTACTCCTGCTCCTCCCCCTAAAGCTTCAATTACTAGTAAAACCTCATCCCATGTATGTGGGTTATCATTCCACTTAAAGTTTGCTTTATCCCAAGCTATTTTTGTAGACATACTTTAGAATGTAGGTATAAATGTTACAAAGACAGTTACTGGAGCAATAGAAGGTATAGGAGCTTCTGTAGGATTTTCAACATTTATTACAAATTCAGTCGCACTAAAATGAGTAATTACTGAAAAAAGATGCGAAGTAGAATTACTAGTTATAATTATTTGAGTTGTACTTAAATCGCAAATACCATTAGTAACAGATACAAGACAGCCATTGATAGGTCCAAATAACTTTTTACCTGCTACCATACTAGGCATAGAAAGATGTATTGAAAAATTATTAGATGCGGGTTGGACATTTACTTTACCACCCTGAAATATCTGTACAGCCGCATTTGCAGCACTTGCTGAAAGTAAACGTAAATCAGGAGTAGATACTTTATTAAATACTACATCAGAACTAGTCATAACGTTTTGGTTCATATTTCCAACGTAACCCCACTGTGTGTTAGATATAGTTTTAGAACCTATATTTTTTATTTGGTTAGCTTCGTTTGAAGTTAAACCATCTAAATAATTTAATTCCGTAAAAGAAGTTGTTAATTTAACATCATCTAAAATTAAATCTTTTGATTCTACTCTTGCTAAAGAAGCTGTAGTAATACTTGAACCTGAAATATTGCCTGAGGCTGTTATAGGTGCGTTTATTAAAAATTCAGTTATATTAGTAAATTCAACTTTGTTGGGGTCTAATCTAAGTTGTATAGAATTATCTGATGTAAAATCTATTCTACCTGTATTATCACCTAATGCTATCTTAGTATCTGAATCACCTATAGCTCTTAATTCTTTAAGATTTACAAAACCCCCTAATGTATGATTATCTCCACTTGCACTTATATTACCTGATGATGTTATATTGCCTGTTATATTAGCTTCATTTGCTATTAAAGTTCCACTTGCACTTATATCACCCGAGGCTGTTACATGAATATTACTTGCAGACCCCAGTATTATACCTGTTCCGTCTGTTTTACCTGATATTACATTTGAAAAGACTTTATCTGATATTATATCACCACTTGCACTTATACCACCTGATGCTGTTATATGACCATCACCTGGATTAATATTTATACCCGTATTAGAACCACTCATTATTGCTAATCCACCATTAGCTCCTCTTAATCTTACTTCATTAACTGTTCCATTTGCAAATTGAACTGAACCACCATTATTTAAAAATGCTTCATTTGCTGTAATAGTACCACTTGCACTTATACTTCCTGTCGCTATTAAATCACCAGACATTGAAATATGTCCATTTTCTATAGTTACATCAGAGCCTTTAACTTTAAGTTTTTTAGCAATAAGAAGATCTACATTTTGTGAACCACTTATTTCTAAAGAGCCTGATATGACTATACTCCCAGAATTATGGTCTTTTATACTAACAGACGAATCAATTAAGTCTATGTAATTACCTTCTGTAGGGATATCTCCTGATTGGAAATTTGATTTTATATTTTCTCTTGTTTGTTGTGCCATTTTTTATCCTATTATATTGTTAGTTTCTATAGTTTGAAATCCTATACCACCATTTATTGCTCCATAATTTACACTTGGTGCTTCTTGTCTTATTTGTTCTCTTGTTCTTGGTTGAGAACCATCAGTAATAAGCTCAGTGCCAAAAGATACTCTAGTTTTAGTATATGATTTAACCATATTTTGGCTAGATAGTTTTTTATTTAAACTATCTGGTATTAAGTATCCTTGTAAGGTTAATCCAAAATTAGTTTTTACTATTCTATTATCTCCTTGTTGAACTTCAGTTGTATTACTATACGTATCTATTTTTGCATTAAATTTAAATTTTTCGGGATCCCCCCAATAACTATCAGAAGAATAATTAATCATTTCAATTAATTTATTCATTTGAGCTACATAATCACACCAAATTACACAAGTATATTGTAATCTTATAAAATCAGGAACTACTACTCTAAATAATTCTTTTTGAGGATTTACTCCTTGTAATACTGAAAAATTATCATATTGGTTTCTTTTGCTATACTGTTCTTGAAATGTATAAAATAATTGAGGGTTATTACCATCTAATTTGTTACCTAAGTCTCTTCTTTTTTCAACACTATCTCTTTTAAACATAATAAGAGGAACTTGAATTTTTCCTTCTTTATCTCTGTAGAAGCCATCTTTTTGAACACCTTTCCATCTTTCTGGTGCTCCATATATAATAGGAACAGGTGTTCTATTACCATTAATTATAACAGAAGGTTTAATAATATTATTAAAATAATACATTATTGCTTCATCATGATCTTGTAATCCTATAGATATATCTTTTACTGTATCATCTCTACGAACTTGATCTCCTCTACTTATTGAAGGTCTAGTATCTGGACCAGGAAAATCCCCAACAGGAAAGCCATCTCTAAAGTTAGCTTTCATGTTTTTTCTTAACTTATCATACCCACTTAGGGGGATAGGTCTTCTTGGATTTATTTGTTTTCTATCTGCCATTTTTATACTGCGTTAGCATTTCCTCCATCTACTTTAATTGTTGTAGGATATTTGCCTTCTCTTAAAGGTATTAAATTTAATTTTTCTATTCTTGAAATATGTGTTGTTACTAATATAGAAAAGCTACTTCCTATATCTATTGTTTCTGTTGATATAGCATAATCTGGATCTTTTCCTAAAATTAGTTGATTTTCTGTTCTACTGTCTATTTCATAAAAATTATTTCTAAATAATAATAAATCTCCTATTTCAGGAACTAAATTAATATTTTTTAATTCATCTTTTAAAAATCGAAAACCTATCTCTTGATTAACATCTGAACCAAAGTCATCAGATGACCAAGATTGGTCTGTTCTA